TAACAAGGTTGAAAAGAGTGTGTTAGAGGAGTTAGTAGTTACAGATAGTATCAACGATCGTTGTCCTAAGAACTGTAAAAAGACACGACAGGTTAGTGTCGCGCCTTTGTTTGGTGAAGCAATACGTAGAGTGTCAAACGAAGAAAGCGTTAGTAGTTTATTTTCCTAACGCTGTTTCAATGTGTTTGATGTATTCATCAATACTGTGATCGCTAAATGAATCTACCTTACCAGCCTTAATACCCATCCATAGTCCACGCAACTTATCTTTGATTCGTTGCCATGAAGTTAAATTACGGACATTACCATAGGCGTTGATGTAGTGTTTAGTACCGTGGTGCTTATATCCCATAAACGTTGGAGGAACACTAGTAACAATATCATTATTGTTCTTCCATCTATTATGCTCGACACATATATTATCACAATAACCTTTCCAACCTACACGAGGAGAACCATAAGTGTATAATTGTACTGGGTCATTTAGTTCAATATTATGTTTGCAACGACTAGACATTATAGTTGCCATTGCCGCTCCTAAACTATGTCCACAAAACCAAAGTGTCTTGTTTAAGTTTGTTTTACGTAATACATCTTCTTCGACCATTGGCCAAAGTTCATCAACTTCTGCTTTGAAACCTCTGTGTACTCGACTCATAGTTTCTGCAAGAACTGGTAGGGCTTTTAAATCTGCTTTGATGTCATTAAATTCTGTAGGTTGTGTTCCTCTACAAGCAATAACAAGATCTGTCTTGTTCATAAATCGATATGCTTGTGCTCCGTCTTTGTCATAAAACTCAATAGTTGTGAAACCTAATTCTTTTGCTTGCTTTTTAGCATCGTCTATGTTATTATATGCTACTTGTGATAGTTTAGCGAATAATAATGATCTTTCTAAAAAACTTAATTTTTGTATACCTTTCATTGTGCCCTCCATTATGTACATTTATTTATTGTTATTGTAACTAAATACAAATATAGGAAAGTAAACTAATGCGTAAAAAAACTAGAAGTATCCTGGATGAACTTAATAATATTGGTAGACCCAAGGATAACGACTTGTTGATCGAAGCATCTGCAAGTAACATCATTGAAAGCTCTATTAACTTATTAAATATGATACATAGAACATATGATCAAGATAATGCATCCGAGTTGGAACGCAGATTTATTAACAGTATTAAATCAGGCGATCCTCGTAAGTTTAAAAGAAGCATAAACAGAATAATGGAGAGTAAGAAAAATGATTCTTAAAGAAGGTGGCAACATATTTAAATCCGAGCAAGGACCTCTTACTCAGCGTATTGCAACCAAAGACGTACAAGCTTCAATAGACTTTATAGAAAAGATTACAGGCTTAGTATACGATGAAGAAGATTGGTTAGGTACAACAGGTAAGAAAAACGATCCAGATGGAGAGTTTGAAAAGAATAGTTCCGGCGACTTAGACTTAAACACAGACGCAAGTAAAATTAGCAAAGAACAATTGATTGCTAAACTTACTAGTTGGTTAAAATCAAAAGGCATTGATGACGAAGCTATCATGAACAAAGGCCGCAAGAAGACAGACGGTTGGATTCATAATGCAGGCGATCAAGTTCATTTCCGTACACCTATTGCAGGCAACTCCAAGAATGGTTATGTGCAAACAGACTTTATGTTTACTGACAACCCAGAGTTCCAACGTGGAGCAAAGCGAGGCGGCACCCCACAGTTTGGCGGAACAGACAGAGCTATATTGTTATCAAGTATTGCAAGAGGACGAGGCTTAAAATTTAGTCCTAAGTTCGGCTTAGTTGATCCTGCACAAGGCGATGAAGTAGTTGCTTCTAACTGGAATGATATTGCACCTATGCTACTAGGCAAAGGAGCAAAAGAATCTGATACAATTACTGTAGAATCAATGCTTGCTTTTTTAAAGAAAGATCCAAACTACGAAGAGCTTATTGCTCCCTGGAAAGAAACAATGGAGAAGGCAGGTAAACAAGTACCTGAGTCAACATTTGAATCATTAGCCGACAAGCAAATAAATAGAATTGTTACATTAGCGAGCGTATTAGTAAAATGAGATTTGGTGAATTCCGTATATTAACAGAAGCAAAAGTTGGCCGAGAGTATCAACACTTAGAGGACCTAGTGTTTGTTGATGGGTCACAGGGTGCGAACAAAGCCGCAGACATACTAGACACCCTAGGAACAGATAGTTCAGACGTTGCTATTAAGTGGGACGGTAATCCAACTATCTATTGGGGACGTGAAGACAATGGTGAGTTTGTTATGGTTGGTAAGAATGGCTGGGGAAGACAGCGTTCAACATCATCCGCTGACCTTTCTAAGTTTATCAAGAACAGTGGCAAAGGCGAACAATGGCGTGAGAAGTTTGGCAATGATATGGGACAGATATTTGACATACTAAAAGGCTCAACTCCACCAAGTACAAATCAATATGTATACGGAGACTTATTATACCATCCAGGTAATCCATACACAATAACAGATGGTAAAATACAATTTACACCAAACAAAGTAACTTATACTGTAGACGTTAACAGCGATATAGGTAAACGTATAGCACAGTCTAAAGTAGGAGTTACAGTACACACAAGATATAATGCCTTTGGAGACAAAGACGGACAGCCAGTTAACCAAGTAGGTGAACTAAACAGTAAAGATGTTGTAGTACTAGGGCAAACTTATGTATCACATCAGCCAACTGTGAAGTCAGGCGAAACAGATAGTATACGTAAGCTGGTACAAAAGAATGGAAAATTAATTGATTCGTTCCTTGCTCCAGTGAAAGGGTTAAGTGATATGAAGAACATAATTTATACCTATGTTAATCATATGACACGAACAAAACAATTACAGAATATTGAAAAAGGATTCTTTGATTGGCTAGGCACTAGTAAGGTTAGTGCTAACAAGCAGGCAAAGATACAGGCAATGCATAACGAGTCGCCACAAGCACTTCTAGCTATATTTGGTTTGGTAAAACAAATTATGTTAGCAAAGGATGATATTATAGATCAACTAGACGATGCTGATGCAGACATTAAAGCATCAACAGGCGACGAACGCGGCGGTGAAGGTTACGTTGCTCAAAAATCAAAGATTAAATTGGTTCCACGCTCTAGATGGCAACCGAACTAAAAGGAAACTAATACAATGAAAATGAATGAGATAGTAACAGAATCTAACTACGGTGATGATCCTAAGACAAAACACTTTGCAACAATGGGCCGCACACTAATGGACCTAAGTGCAAAGATGAAGATAACAAAAACTACATCAGACGAAGAAATTGCAAAGTCAAATAGAATGTCTGCATTTGGTGATGCGCTAACACGCTTTGGCACAACGTGGGGACCACGTACCTTGCCTGAACTACTAAAAGATAGTGGTTGTTCAAAACAGGACGCAATGGAGTTTATTGAACTTGCTAAAAAGACTGGCCCAATTAAGCCGGTAGTTAAAGATCCAGAACCAGTAGATGAGCCAGAAGATGATTTTGACGCTGGTCCAAGTGATGACGAGATTGACGCAAAAGCAAGAGCAATGGCCCGAGGCAAGTAATGGATTTTATCCGAGCATTAGAAAACGATCAAGATATATCTCCGGACAAAGAGTCTGTAGAGCTACTTGAGAAGTTAGATGAACTACAGTTAGTATTCAACGATCTAGAAGAATTAGATGAAGGAGCATTTGACCGCATTGAACAGCGTGTTGAAGCAAGAGACTTACTTCTTTATAGAATGATTGTAGGACAGAGTAATATGATGCTCACAAAGAAGTTTTTAGAACTAGCATTAAATGGCAAGTCGGTACCAAGTTCAATGGTCAAAGGGTACTTGCCAGCACTTAAAATGCTTGATGATATAGTTACAGCAGGGCCTGGATACGTTCAAATGCTACGCTTACTACATCAGAGAGCCAAAAAAGGCTGATAATAGCCCTTTTTTTGTAAAAAGACTAAATAATAATAAGCACTTCGTAAAGAGCTTACGAATAGTGTCATTAGAGCCGAAGAGGTAACACTCTTCAATTTTATATTAAACAGGAGAAATAAAATGGCAACACAAGCAAAAGTAAATGGTTTAACAACCGCAGGTAGTTTTTATGGATATGATCCAATCATCCTTAAGATTACAGGAACAAACGTAGCAACAGCAGATACAGCATCTGTAGACGGCGTAGCAGCTTTTACACAAGGTAACCTTTCAAAAGCAATTAGTGCAATTCAAACACAAATGAGCGTTGTACACGTTGGCGAAAGAGCTAACAACATTGTATGTGTAATGGTTGACTCAGCAACAGCAAACGCATATGTTTCAGCTAACACTGACACAGACGTAGCAGCAGCTGTTAAAGCATTAGTAGATACAGCAACAGGTGTAACATCAACTGTAGCAGCTATCACACTAACAGCAGGCGACTTAGCATAAGAATTCCTAGCTACCTTTAGGAACCGTGATGTTATAAAGGCGTCACATCAAAAGGCTCACTTTTTAAGTGGGCCTTTTTTTATGGCTATAAGTATTAACATGCGTTTTATATTAAAAACTTTAGTAGATATTACACCAACCTATGCTCGTAGAACTGAGGATAGATACATGTACAATCAACACCAAAACTATATGACAGTAGTTAATACACTAGGGTTGCGTAGTAATCCATTATCTGTTGTTGTTACAGAAGAAATAGAGTCTACAAAATACTTTGGCTCAACTTACACAGGTGAACAAAAAGTTTGGACAATTGAGTTTGAAATAGAACGTGAAGGAAGTTTAGAAGTACCTATGTTAAAAGAAGACTTTAATTTAGTGCCCTTTATACGTGGGTTGAGTGAATCTGTAGAGCTTGATAATTCCATTTTTCAATCAACTAATAAGAAGTATAAGAACATATATTTTGAACAGATATGATAAATAAAAGTATACAACAAAAGTATACAACAAAACAAACAGGCATCTATTTTAAGGCTAACTACGAGTTTACTTAACAAAATCCTTGAGCAGGATATACGGAGATAATAGATGGCCACCAGCCTAGAAAAGAAAAACCTAGAAGCACACGTTGATTTATGTCAAGAAAGATATGAACAACTTGAAGCACGTCTTACTAAAATAGAAACCAAAGTAGAACACATTCATAAAGATATCACCGATGGGCAAAAGTCTATGACTAAAGTGCTTGTTGGCACAGCTGGCACAATCGTTGCTGGTTTACTTTCCACAATAATCGTAATTTTATTAAACGTTAATTAATCCGATAAATAACTATATGTTATTAAGAGAGATTACCTTACCGCTTGACGATCTAGAAGAAGCTAAAATGGCTTGGGCTAAACGTGGCAACAAAGTTGTTCGTAAGTTTAGATGTGCTGGCGGCAGACGACATGGACGTATTGTTTCTAATATTGCTCAGTGTTTTGCAAAGCCTGACATGAAGAAACGTTTAAAACTTAAAGTTACTAAAGCAAGGCTTGGTGCTAAAATGGCACGTAAGGCACGTAAGACTAAAAGAGTAAGTTCAGCAAGTCGCAGAGTAGCAGCTCTTAATAAAGCAAGTAGACCAAAGAGATTATAATGTACTTAAGAGAGTTGACAGAAACAACTTCAATAGAAGAAGGAGCAACTAGCATTTACGGCCGTAAAGGCGGAAAGAATGTTCGTAAGTACAGATGCAACAGTGGTCCACGTAAAGGACGTATTGTTGCAAAGATGGCAACATGCACAGCACCAAAGAGTATTAAGAAAGCAACTACTCTTAAGAAAGTAAAACGTGCTGGAGCAAAACGACAAGCGGTTAAGATAGCAAGAACAAAAAGAGCAAACCCTGCATCAAGCAGATTACCTAAAGTAAACAAGGGTATAAGAACTAGACGTAAACAGTCTAAGGCCAAGAGGATATAAAATGAAAATTAATGAAATTACAGAAATGCAAGGATCTAAGCCTGCAATTATTAAAAACCTCAAGCCAGGACAAAGTGCAGAGGTAGATAATATGGACGGCACTAAAACTATTATTGATCTTAAAAAGAATCCATCAGCACTACAAAAAGATCCTAAGACTAAAAAAGTCACTATAAACAAAAAGCCCCAACCGGGCACGAAAACCAATCCAGCAACAACTGTTAAAAGAGGCGACAAGGTTTTCGCAACACCAGGACAATGAAACTAAACGAGTTAATTAATAGCTTTAGTATAGCTATTTCGAATGAGGAAGCAGAGGTATTAGAAAAAGTAAACCCTGTGCAACCCCTACAAGGCTTTTCTCCTAGAGAACAAGTCATAATTGATAACTTAATAAGGAAAAGTCTAGTAAGTAAAATACTGAAAGACAATATTGTAATGGTGGTGCAAAATGAATTCGGAACTAGCTAATAGACTTGAAAGTTTAATAAACAGCAAGATACAAGATTATCCACTACCTGTAGTGAATGGTAACAGTATACGTATTAAGAACTACATTGTAAGATATAGTAAACGTGCCGGTGCATGGTTAGTATATGACAGCAAAGAAAATGTCCAAGCAGGAAAGTTCTTTGCAAAGACTAGTGCAATAGCATTTGCCAAAGTAAATGCGTCAAATGACTCATATCTAAGTGCAACTATAAACAGGCTAGATGATGTACTAAGCAAACACTATCAAGATTGTGTATTTTACAATCACAGTATGAAAGTTACTGAAGACGAAATCAAATATGATGTTTTATCTACTAGATTTGACATAAGTTATAGTATAGCACAAGACGTAAAGTCGCAACTGGATGAACTAATCCTGTGCTAGATGATAAATAAATATACAAAGAACAACACATAGGAAAGTTGAACAATGAATATAAGAGAAATATCAAAACCAATTACAGCTAAGGCACTTAATGAGAGCCTAGCAAAGAAGTTTGGCCAGCGTCTAAACTTAGAAGAATTTACACTTGTGCAACTACAAGATGCTCAAAACAAACTAAGAACAACACTTAGTCAAGTAGAAACAAAAGAAAGTTTCAACGCAACACAAACACCAGCATATCAAAAATCAAAACTTTTCCTAGATGTTCTTAATGCTGAAATTGGTGAAAGATCTGATATTGATGAGCCTGTACTTGAAGCAACTATTACTGAAGGCGAAGAAGATAAAGCAGAATTAGTAATGGCAGCCAAAGACATGGTAGACCGTGTAACGGGTTGGATGGAAGACACAGCAGAAATGCAAACAGAATCAATGCTTGAACTAGCAGATGCTATTAGAGACGAGATGGGTAGTGAGCAAGCTGAGTCATTCACTAACACTATTAAGCCAGCACTAGAGCAAATGTACGAAGTAATGGAAACTACACGTTCTGCACTTACAAACGGTGTAGGTATGCTTACAGGTGAAGGCGGCGCTGAAGAGCCTATGGGCGACGAGCTAGGCGATATGGGTGACATGGGTGACATGGAACCAACAGACGACATGGATGCGGAAGCACCAGCAGACGACATGGACATGGACATGGGCGATGACTTTGGTGCAGACGATGCTGCGGCAGGCGGAGAAGATGAAGCTGGTCGTGAAAAGCGTGAAAGTGTTGAGCGTTCAAAAAAAAAGCTCAAATAGCTGAAGCATTAGACGAATCTGGTACGCTAGTACAAATTATCAAAACAATTAAACCTGGAACAACTGTTAGTTGGGATAAACTCAACGGCTATATGAAAAAAGCAGGCGTTCCACAGTTTGATTATAACACATTCAAAGAAACATACGATTCAAATCCACAACTCCAAAAGCTAGTTAAGTTTGACCCACAAGGGGTAACTATTAATGATAGCTCAATGGATCAAGTAGGTAGTACTGAGCCTAGCAATGCTGACACAGTTGGCGCCATGGCAAAAAGAGCAACTAACCTAAGCGACTTATAGGTTGACTTTCCATAGTTATTGTAGTACAATACACTAAAGGAACCTATATATTATATGTCACTAATCATCGAGAAATACAAATACGAACGACTCAAGCGAGTTGAAGTTAACGGCAAACGTAAGTATGCCGCACCTGGCGGTGTACCAGTAGCAAGTGTAACAACTATCTTAGATGCAACAAAAGATAAATCACATTTGATTGCTTGGCGCAAACGTGTAGGCGAAAAGAAAGCACAAGAGATTGTAACCGAAGCTGCAGGCGTGGGTACACGTATGCACAAATACCTTGAAGACTATATAGAGTTTGGCGAATGGCCTACTTGCGGTAGTAATCCATATGCACAAAAAGCACATGCAATGGCAACTAAAATACGCGAAGAAGCAATGGGCGATGTAGACGAGATATGGGGAAGTGAAGTTCCTTTATATGTACCTGGTATCTATGCAGGAACAACTGACTTAGTAGGACAGTACAAAGGACAGCCATGTATAATGGACTTCAAACAAACTAACAAACCTAAGAAACCTGAGTGGGTATATGACTACTATCTACAGTTAACAGCGTATGCTCTAGCACACAACGAAGTACATGGCACAAATATACGTGAAGGACATATCTTTATGTGTTCACGTGATCTAGAATATCAACAGTTTGATATATGGCCAGACGAGTTTGATGACTGGGCGCAGGAGTGGTGGAAGCGTTGCGAAATGTATTATGAGAAACAAGCATAAATACATTATAGAAAGCAACTTAGGAGAGCGCAGTGGCCGTAGTACAAATCAGTCGTATACAAGTCCGTAGGGGACAAGCAAATCAAGGATCAGGTATCCCGCAACTTGCTGGCGGTGAATTTGGCTGGGCGGTTGACGCACAAGAACTTTACATTGGTAACGGTTCCGTAGCTGAAGGTGCTCCTGCTGTTGGTAATTCAAAGATACTAACAGAACATGATGACATATTCGAACTTGTAGGCACATATGCATACAAGAAAGGCGCAATTGATACCGGTGAAGGTATTGCTGTTGAGCGTACACTTAATGCAAGACTAGATGACATCGTAAGTGTTCGTTCGTTTGGTTGTGCAGGTGATGGATCAGACATTACTGCATCATTACAAAAGGCACTGTACGAACTTTACTTAAACCCTACTACAAAAACTAATCCACAGAGCAGAGTAATATTACATGTAGAGCCAGGAACTTATAGAATTAGTTCTACAATTAATATTCCACCTTTTGCAACTATTGCAGGAGCAGGTAAAGACAAAACTATCTTTATAAAGACAGGTGACTTTACTATGTTCCAAACTATTTCTAAAGACTCTACGTATGACGGTGTTGTAGCCAATGCTATAGTATATGGCGATCCAACAATAACATATGCAAACAGTTCGCAATACATAGAATTTAGAGACTGTACACTACAATCAGAAAGCAATGATGGTACACTACTACAACTTAATAGTTGTCGTGACAGCCGTTTTGTAAACATGCAATTCCAAGCAAACAAACTAGCAACATCTTCAACTAATCCTGCTGTATTAATTAGAAGCAAGAGTGATGCTGTAAGATCTGAATTTAATAGATTCGTTGATTGTGAGTTTGTAAACATTGGTAAAGCAATAGTTAGTGATCATAATATTTCACGTAATGAAATAGACGCATGTAAGTTCTATAACATTACAAAGGCCATTGAGCTAGGTGTTACACCTACTATTGGTCAAGCAAATGCTACCGACAATAACATTAGAGAATGTTATTTTGAAAACGTTGAGCAACAAGCAATACACATTGCAAATGGCACACGTAACTCTAGTATCAATAATAGATTTGGTCCTAGTGTGGGCAATAACGGCGGTAGCGAATTAACTGTTGCTCATAGTATAATAAAATTTGGCGAATCAGGCAATATTTCAGTTGACAATGAGTTCGATAGAACGTATAATCTTAGTATTAATCAGGCGTATATAGTTAGTAAACCATATATACCTGAGGTTGAAGGACCCGCGTTCTATGAACACGAATATACTGAGCAAGTTGAACTAAGCCAAATAGGTACACCTCAACTCTTGTTTAGGTTGCCCGCTGATACAAGTAAGTCATTTGACATTGACTACTGGTATAAGACAGACAGAGCTGGCATTGTGTTTTCTAGATCAGGTACTTTAACTGTATTTGTAAATAGAGAGAACAATAGCGTAAGCGTTATGGATGATTATGATATTAGCGGACTAGATAGTTTAGGCCAAAGCCTGCAATTTAGTGCAACATTAAACCAGTTAGAAACGGCATGGAGTGCTCAAGTGAAATATACTAACCAATTAGACTCAGGAAATTTAACTTTTAAAATACGTACACGAAGTTAACTTTAATGTTTGGTGAAAAATATTCAGTAAGACTCCAGGCCTGGCATGACTTTAGGACAGAGTTAGAAAGCCATCCAGATCCCCTACAGTACACAATCGACACGTATGAAAGTGTGCCTCAAGTTAGTATTCATACTGACCCTTGGGATCAAAAAATATGGCCTCAACCTTGGGAACTGATTTTAGAAAATCAGTACTGTTCCTTTTGTACTGTATTAGGAATGTGTTATTCGCTACAGTTAACAGACCGCTTTAAACAGGTACCTGTAGAGATACATATCTGTATAGATAGAGAAGACAACGAAACTTACTATCTGCTACTAATCGAAGATAGGATAATTGGCTATGAACCAGACACTCATATAGCCAAGTCTGATCTTCCTGAAACAATAATTTCGCAACGTGAGTACCACATGTCTGGGTTGCAATAAATATAAAACTTAATAGGAATGATAGAGGAGAACAATATGTCCAACGGGATTCAGATCGTAAAACGATCCGGCAAAAAAGAACACATCAACATTGATAAAATACACAAGGTAGTAGAATTTGCTTGTGAAGGTTTAGCCGGCGTGAGTAGTAGTCAAATTGAAATGAATGCTAACTTACAATTTTATGATGGTATGCCAACAAGTGACATACAAGAAATTTTAGTAAGAAGTGCTAATGATTTAATTAGTTTGGACAATCCAAACTATCAGTATGCCGCAGCAAGACTATTAAGTTATGGTGTAAACAAAGATGTATTTGGCGAGTACACAGCAATTACACTACAGAAAAACATTGAACTTAACATTAAGCGTAACGTATATGATCCTGAGATACTTGAAAAGTATACAGCAGATGAAATTGCTACACTTGACAGTTATATAAGACATAAGCGTGATGAAAACTTTACCTATGCAGGACTACGCCAAGTAGTTGACAAATACCTTTGCCAGGATCGTTCTAATGGACAAATATTTGAAACTCCTCAGTTTATGTATATGATGATTGCGGCAACATTGTTTGCTAATTATCCAGCAGAAACACGTATGCACTACGTAAGGAGATACTACGATGCGACCTCACTTTTTAAAATCAATATTCCAACCCCAGTTATGGCAGGTGTCAGGACCCCTGTTCGACAGTTTGCAAGTTGTGTTCTTGTTGATAGTGATGACACTCTTGACAGCATTTTTGCTAGTGATATGGCTATTGGCCGCTATACAGCTCAACGTGCAGGCATTGGCATCAATGCTGGAAGAATACGCGGGGTCAACGCAAAGATACGTGGCGGCGAAGTGGCGCACACTGGTATCATTCCTTTCCTAAAGAAGTTTGAAAGCACAGTACGTTGTTGTACACAAAATGGGGTACGTGGCGGTAGTGCTACTACACACTTCCCGTTTTGGCATCAAGAGATTGAAGACATCCTTGTACTAAAGAACAACAAAGGCACAGAAGACAACAGAGTACGTAAGTTAGATTACAGCATACAGTTAAACAAAACAATGTATGAAAGATTGTTATCTGGTGGTGATATTACTCTTTTCTCGCCGCACGATGTTCCGGGCTTGTATGAAGCATATTTTGGAGATGCAGATAAGTTTAAAGAGCTTTATGAAAAATATGAACGTGCTACAAGCATTAAAAAGAAAACTATTCCTGCAATGGAATTGTTTAGTGCATTAGTAAAGGAACGTGCAGAAACAGGACGTATCTACATTATGAATGTAGACCATGCTAACACACACAGCTCGTTTAAAGATACAGTTTACATGAGTAACTTGTGTCAAGAGATTACATTGCCAACGAAGCCACTTAATCATATTGATGACCCAGAAGGTGAAATTGCATTGTGTATTTTAAGTGCTATTAACGTAGGCACACTAAGAAACTTAGATGACTTAGAAGAACTATGTGAGTTGGCTGTTAGAGCATTAGAAGAAATTATTGATTATCAAAAGTATCCAATTAAAGCGGCTGAGATTAGCACAAAAGCAAGGCGTAGTTTAGGTGTAGGTTATATTGGACTAGCACATTACCTTGCAAAGAATCATGTTAAGTATTCTGATAAAGAAGCATGGAAACTAGTACATGACTTATCAGAAGCGTTTCAGTATTACTTGCTTAAAGCCAGCAACACTTTAGCGCAGGAGCGAGGACCATGTGATTACTTTAACCGTACTAAATACTCCGACGGCATTCTTCCTATTGATACTTACAAGAAAGATGTCGATAATGTAGTAGAAGGAAAGTTAAATTATGATTGGGATAGCCTACGTTCTAACATACAGGAACACGGACTTAGACACTCGACATTGTCCGCACAGATGCCATCGGAGAGTAGCAGCGTTGTGTCAAACGCCACAAACGGCATCGAACCACCTAGAGGCTACTTGTCCACTAAAAAATCGAAGAAGGGGCCTCTTAAACAGATTGTTCCCCAATACCAAACTCTAAAGAACCACTACAGCTTGTTATGGGATATGCCTAACAACACAGGATATATAAATATTGTTGCTGTGATGCAGAAGTTCTTTGACCAAGCTATAAGCGGCAACTGGAGTTATAACCCTACGCACTTTGAAAATAATGAAGTGCCTATGAGTGTTATGATTGGTGACTTACTAAACACCTACAAGTTAGGATGGAAAACTAGTTACTATCAGAACACTTATGATTACAAAACAGATCCAAGTGAACTGGAAGATGAAGAAGCAAAAGTAGAATTACCAATCGGCACCCAAGACATAGACGAAGAAGAATGTGAAGCATGTGCAATTTAATTCTTGACAAATAGAATAAAAGATAGTAGCATTGCTACACATAGGATAAGGAAAGTTTAAAATGGCGAAAACAGTATTCAACACTGATAAAGTTGACTTTACAAAACAAAACATGTTCTTCGGAGCAGATATGAACACGCAGAGATATGATACATTTAAGTTTCCTGTGTTTGATAAATTAAACCAAACGATGCTTGGATATTTTTGGCGTCCAGAAG